AGAATCTGGTGTCTTACGACCCCTCCCACCATGTCGGCGTTCTGTGCCGGGTGGGAGGTGTTGCGAGGCAGCAAATTCTCCGGTCTATCCCAGGTGTCAATATGCTGTTTCTTTTGGTGCGTTAACTGTTTTGCCAAGGGGTCTCCTCTAACCTCTAGTCCTTTTACCTGCCTAAAGGTTCAGCAAGGTTGGGCCTTGGGTTGGTGAGAAAGGCTGGGTCTCCTCTAACCTCTAGTCCCTTCGCCTGGGATCAACGGTTCAATCCCAGGCCTGGGCGGCCCAAAGGGTTCTCAACTCCCTCTTTTTGGTTTTATTGACTGCGGTTATTCCTTCCGCAGAAAGGTTGCAGGCAGCACCGTCTACCTTTATCCGGTGGCATTTCTGGCCTGACTCAAACCCTCTTTTTCTCTTTTATCTTAGCTTACAGGACTCCTGAGAACCTCACTTCTCCCCAATTTTCAAATCTTTGCTGAGAACTCAAATGATCAGAATATTCTTCTTTTCCAATTTTGGCTCTCACTTGGTTTACGGCCACCCAGATGTTTTCAGCCCAAGTAGCTCTGGTTCTGCTTCCAATCAAGGAGCCACACCATTGGTCTTCCCTTTTTCCCAAATATGGCACGTCCTTCCAATCTGCCACTTCTGTCTTGTCTTCAACATGAGGATTCTCCCTGATCCACACTCTGTTCCAGACTTCAAGCATATCTTCATTGGTCATCCATTCTCCTTTTCCATGTATTGACCACGTGGTTCTGCCCGTGGGGACCCAGTCTTTGGGGACGGCCGAGCAGATTGCATTGGCCATGAGCCGTAAGTCGCGTCTGTGGAAGTACATCAACTTCCACATTTGCGCATAAGCTTTGGCCAGCCCAGCCGATTCTCTGACGGTCCATGCGGCTCCAGGAGATACCCTAGCTCTTCCCACTAGCTCATCTTGGTGTCGGCAGGGGACGACTATCGTCCTGCCATCTTTCAGCTGGAGTTCTTTGAAGTGGTGGGAGCAAAAGGGCACCTCCTGCCAATCTGCCCAACCACTGGAGGGTTTCCATTCCTGAATGTCTTTTCTCACTTTTGCCATGGCATTGAGGAAGTACAGTGCAGTGGCGAATCTTTCATCCTCTCCCTTCACCACACAATCATCTCCACTGATGGCCATCTTTTTCAGTCTTTTCACTCCTTCAGTATCCAACCATAGGAGAAGAGCTCTATGCTCCGCTGGCGTCAATTTCCTTTCTCTCATTGACGGGATCAGGACACCTTCTGCCTCTGCACATCGAGTGAGTTGCACAATCATATTTGTGAAGGTGTTCAAAGCATATGTGACCACTTGCCCACTACCTCTCTGGTCCTCCCGGGAAATGATGTCCATGTATGTTTTTCCCCCAGGGCCTGGGCGCATGACTTTCACCACTTTGTGCCTGTACGTGAGTTCCATGATGGCCTTGGCCAACTGCTTGTGTTCACCTTCCATCTGGTCTATAATTTTTGCCTCATTGTCCAAGTCTTTTTCTGTTATGCGGGTATCCCAGCCGGCTGTGTCATCAGCGTACATCTTTCCTCCAGGCCTTCTGGATATGTCTCTCAAGACGTAACCCAATCTCTGCAGCCCTAGCCCCTCAACTCCTGCGTAGCTGTTTTCCCTGGAGAGCCAGTGATCTTCATTCAGAAAACCCAAAGCTTCGAATTCAAGGAACCTGGCCCCCAGCCACATGTACCAGATAGCTCGGCTTCCCTTCGCTTTTCCAAATTCTCCAAGCTTCTTTTCCCGTTTTCCCATCATGTTGTAGACACAGGTTTCACACCGTCCAGCCAAATGAGCTTCTCTCTCTCTGTCAACCAGAGCCCAGAACCCTGGATCTTCCACTGCTTCCTTGGCCGTCTGCCATTGATGCTCCTCCTCAAAGATGGAACCCATTGCTGCATGGTTGTTCACCTTTGCCTTGAATTCATCCCTGGTGCAAAGCCTTGGTTTCTTCTGCCTTGATAATAGCCTCCACGTCCAATCAGAGATTATGTCCATGACCTCAGCCACCCCGGTGGGTGGTTCGGGAGCTTTTGTGTCCACCTTTTCCTTGAACACTCTCTGTTGTCCGAAAGGGGTTGTGTCTGTCATTGAAATGGAAGTGACACTGTTCAGGGTATCCCATGGCTTCGAGAGCATTTTCACCACATGGTTTATCATTGATGAGGCGCTTCCAGTTGGTTTTACCTCGTAGCTTCCATGGTAATTCCATGTGCGGTAGGGATTCATGTCATCATAGCACCATGTAGCTATGTGCTCTTCTTTTAGCCTCTTCACTCTGTTCCCTATCTTGTCCATATCCGGGGCTTTTCTTTTCACAATCACAGCCCTAGTTCCACTGCCAAGGTTGACGTCCTTCTCATACCTAGGGCCTATCCATTTCTTTTCCATTCTATGTAGGAGGACCTTGCTTGTCAAATTGACCGCATTTATGATGTTTCCTGCCGTCCCAGAAGTCCAGTACATTTCATGTGTGCTGTTCCTTGAAAGCGGGACCCTTACGAGTCCCCCTCCATAGGTTCTCTGCAAGGCGCTTAGGCGCTCAATGACTTTTGGTCTGTACGGGCACAACACTTTTATGCAGAATTCAGGTTTGTTCTTAAGCCACGGCTCCACCATCTCCAAGACCTTCAAAGTCCTGGCTTCTTCCACTTCTGGCGTTGCTGAAGACTCTCCTATATCACAAAGGATGGTATCGCCCACCTCGGCTGGTCTGTGGAACACGTCCACTCCGCTTTTCAAGGTGACAATGTTCCAGCCATAGCTCTGCACCATCCGTGGCTCCTCATGACCGGGGCCTCCTTTTGTGTAGCCTCGTACTTCTTGAACCTGTTTTAGGGTGGCACAGTAGTAACTCCAACCACCTCTTCCACACCCCAGATCAATGACTCTCCCAGTAGGGCGGACTGCAGCTCTTTCAACCATCCAACGCAATTTTGCGCTTCCTCTGGAAACTGCATGGCCACTCGTCACAAGACCGTTGGCCAGGGCCATACGGGCTGGTTCACGATCCACCTCAAAGATGCCATTTACCTTGTACCTGGAGAACTCATACTTGTCCATGGCATTGAGAAGGTGTTTCCATTTCTCCCCTAGAGTTTCCCCCTCAACACCTCCTCTTTTCCCTGTATTTCCAGTGTTCCGCAGTATGGTGAACATGAAAGGTACGGCTGCTAGCGTGTGGCCTCTGAAGATGTTCACCAGTGAACAAGCCGTTGACGCATTCCAAATCTTTCCTGGGGATCCTTCCCAAAGCGTGGCGGCTGCAGCGGCTGATAGGGTGGCGCACTCACTCCAACTTTGAAGGTCTTGTCGCAGCACAGCCGCTGCTATCGCCACGGCCAACAGAATGTATTGTCCCAATTTTTTCTCAACGAGTGGGTCAACCTCTTCCAGAGTTGGTATGTCTGTCACCACAAGACCATCTACCACAGGGTTCTTCATGATCCCGGCTGCCGTCCTACGCTGAGCGGCCCTGGCAGCTCCAGCCTGCCATCCCGGAATCATGTAGATATAGTGGACAGCTAGCAAGACCAAAGCCGTCATCAGTGTGGCAGGAGTTAGTTGTTGCCAGCATCCGACCACAATGGCCGGCACTGCCCAGTCCATTTTTGAGAATGGAGCTCCTGTCTGCATGCCGAAGAGACTGCCTGCTTGATTTGCCATGGCCATCAAAGAGAAGTTTGCATAGTGAGTAGTAATCATGTGGTGGATCAGTGGAGTGATGAGGGTGGTTCCAATGGCATATATGCTCCATGCCGTGGCTGGCCTTAAATCCGGAGGAGTCAGGAGTGTGAATTCTGTGGATTTCCTCTCGGTCTTGTGAAAGACTCCGGCTAAGTCCTGCTTGGTCCTTTCCAGCATCCCCATTTCATTGGCCGCTATCCCCCCCAGAAACATTAAGCAACCTAGTACCACTAGGGCTAGCTGGTTGTCCTGGATGGACCGCTGTTTTTCTGGGTTTGGTATCAAGACCACCATCAGCAGAAATGTCAAAAGTAGGATGCCTGCAATTTTTGGGGCTGGCACATTTCCGTACCATAACAGACCTCCAACGGCTGACATGACCACCATCCCATAACCCATTTTATTAATGCCTTTGTGTCGCATCAAGAGAAAGAATGTGCAACCTGTCATAATCATTAGTAGAAAAAACACAAGGACAGTTTCCAGAGCAGCCGGCATTTCTTGCATAGCCTCTCGATGGGGGCGCGAGCCAACTTCAGCTGTGAAAGCTAAGTACAGGGTGTCAATGGATTCTTTCAGGCGTTGGCCAAGATGTTCTGGCAGTCTCCCAACTCCTTCTAGAAGGCCTGTCGTCACACTCCTTCTTCCCCCAGCAAACTCTTTGAAAGCGGTGAGAGCACCATGGTCACAATACGTCCTGGCGTCACTCCATCTGGGTTTTAGCTTCTTCCTTTCCCCTGACTTCGTCCAGATCTCAACTGGAACATTGTCTTCCAAGACCAAATTGTTGTCTGGTCCATCAAAGCACCATTTCCTGTCATGGTACTGAACCCCAGAACTAGCTGCCTTAAATGACAGCCACACTGGCAAGTCCGCCTTCAGGAACTCCAGGAAAGTGGCTCTTTCCTTCTCTCTCAATTTAAATTCTCCATCAGTGGCGAAACATTTGTCTTGTTCAGGGCCATACAATTGAGCTATGAGACCATTTTGCATATGGATGTTATCAAGGAGCATGCGGGCTTCAGTCCAACACGCATTCCCCTCATCGTTTGCCTGGGTCAACCCGGAGAACACATATTCATCTCCAAGTTGGTTGGGGTTCCTGCCAACCCTTCCCCTTCTTTGGGCTGCGCTGGCCGGAGAGATTGGCGTTGGTCCACTCAGGACTACTCTCTCTTCCTGGTCTTGCATGATGCTTGGTTTGATAGCCCTCCTGCTGTCAATGACCCTTGTGGCCTTGAAGTTCGCTCCCATTTCCGAGATGTCGGTTGTGACCACGAAATCCCAGTCCCCTTGCTTGCATTTGGGATACTCTGTGTTGAAAGTTCTCCTGCTGAGCTGTATCACCTTCTTCTTTGCTTTCGTCAAGCAAGCGGCAATCTCGTTTCCCATGCGGACACTAGGAACGAACCAGACTGTCTTTCCTCCATATTCTGTGATCCAATCGAAGCCTGTGCTCCAGGCCTTGTCAGGAATCTGAGCTTCTGTGTCTGTTATGGGGGCGTTGGAAGCTGGAAAGGGATTGTCGCTGCCAGGCGGTGTGGCTGTCATGAAGACAGCCGCTGCCTCTCCCAGGCTGACCTTTGTTGCAATAAACCCTCGTGCAGCAATGCTGGCTGGATCTGTGAAATGCGCCTCATCCATTATGTACAGATTGTAATTTGGAACTCTATGAGGTTGCATGAGCCTTGAAGTGAAGGTTGCATGGCACATCAGATCGATGATTTCATTTCCTGAGTGGGAAGAAGTAACGGCAGCTGTCTGGTACCTAATGGGCATCCCTTTCAGAGCCTCAGCCATTTCCGCTGCCACGACTCTAGTGGGAGCTAGCACTACCGTTCTCAGTCTTTTTTCCAAGGCTTCCTGCAGGAGCTTGGGCAAGACTTTCCTGGTTTTGCCAGCTCCTGGATGGAGGTCTAGTACCGTCAGCTTTTTCTTGTGCGTTACGTCGGGAGGGAGGCAGTTTGGGGTGTCTGGCTCATCTTCCACTTCAGCCTGGGCAATGGAACTTGCATACGCGTCTCCCATCATCAGCCCATTTCCATAAAGGCCAATCACTTCCCCTAGCTTGTTGATGATCGGAGAGCCAGAAGATCCAGCAGGGAAGTCAAGAACAATAGCCCCTATCTCCCCATGCGGAGTTTTGAAAACTCCAGGCGTGGTCTGGACGTTTTTTGCTTTTTCTTTTGGCGGTACCGCTATCAGTTGCACTTCTGACACGCCATCCCAACGTCCTTCCAACTTCCATGGCCCTCCATATGAAATCAGGTCCTTCTTCACGTCTCCCCAGTAAGGGTCTAATCTTCCTTCTCCGCTTTTCAAAGCGGCCCCTCTAGTGACGTGCCACATGGTGTGAAACACCCCTTCATGCATCACTCCGACTCCTACCTGAGTTTTTCCAAAGAGTCTGTTGGCCAAGATTCTGTACACTCCATTTTCGGTACTCCCCTTTTTTACTTCTCGTGGAGCTGGAATGTCCCACAGCGCTCCAGCTCTTCTCCCTGACTTCCCGTGGAGATACCAAGCAGCAGCACAAAAGGGTATGGACACGGGAAACAGTCCGCTGAAAGCTACCAGAGCTGTCTTCAGGATCACTGATTCCAGCGAGGGGCCCTGTCCGTCAATGAGTGAAAAATCACCATTCTCATCCAAGGCAACGTCAACCCTGGGGCTACTTCCGCTGACTTCCGCGTCTTCACTCCATGAGATCAACCCAGCTCTTTCAATTTCTATGTCAGTACTCTTTCCTGTCACCACATAGGCTGCTATCAGGAGGCCACACGCCGCCATAGGGCCTGCTAGTGGGGTACTTTGCACATTCCCTAGGGCTCCTACTAACGCGCACAACACTCCTACTGCTGAAAATATCTCACTTGGAGGCCAGCTGCGTTTTCCATGTTTTTCGAGCACATATAGCGTCCCTAAGGCTGCCGTTGCATTCACCATTCCGAATTGTCCCAGAGCTGCTGCCACCACGCTGGGGGCCGCTTTCTTTACGGCATCATTCCGTTTTGACATCATCAGATTGACGATAACATAAACTGCCACTGCCATTCTGAAAGTTCCTAGGACTGAGAGCTGGAATGAAGGAGCCATCATAGACAACACTGGAAGTGTCACAGAGCTGACGTCTGTTTGGATGATGGCTCGTAGTATCAGCAAGGCTAGGGAAAAATTATGAGCCAGCGTTGTGATGTCAGTACTTAGCTCTGAAAACACGAGGTGTAAGAAACAAGCCGATATGGCCAGTAGCATTGACTCTCGTGGCGTCCAGCGCCGCCTCAACAAGAAACCAAGTAGGAAGCCAGGTTGAACTTTGAAGACTGCCACTAATGCCAAGTGCATCACATCACCTCCGTCATTGATTTGTGCAAAGGTAGCTCCCAGCAGTACCACGTACCGGAGTAAATCACGATATGTGATGTGTCCTGTGACCATTGCTGCCAGCATTGTCAGTGAAGCCACCATGATATGGCGAGTAGCCCAGCGTTTCCTCAGGCCTTCCTGTGTCACCAACATTGCAACCAGTAGTCCTAGTGAGAAGGTGTCTATCTCATTCCCGTCTCCAGCGGAGACTTTTGACCTTATCAGGGTTTCTTCTCTCTCACTCACAGGCCTGATTTCCATGGCGTACCAGCATGTCTCTCCTGATCTGAAGGTTAGTGGTGGTAGTATGCAATCCCTGCAGCACCAATCGGCTATCACTTTTCCACTAGCCGTCGTGCTCCGGGCCGATGGTCCCCTTCCTCCACAATTTGGTGTGACCGTGACACTTGTTCCAGGGCATTCTTCAAACTTTATGTCCAAAGGGATTTGATCCCAGGGACCATTGATCTGCGTCTTGTAACCACTCCGCATGTTGTGTCTCGATCTGGGGCCTCCCAATGACTTGGGGATGATCAGCTGTGTTTCCTCAATTCCATCACTCCAGAGAGTGTGCGACCGTGGCCAAATGCACGCTTTTGTCTCAATCAACCTAGCCCTTGAGATCTCCCATGTGAGATTTTTCCTACTCTCGATCCAATAGCCTAAGTCACTGTGCACGGCTCTGTCATTTTTTACTCCCGTGCCAATCATTTTTGTGTCACATACCTCTGTCATTTGCTCATTTAGCCCTAACCACACAGATGTTTTGAATACTCCAAAGCCAAAATCTTCTATAAAGAAAGAGTTCCAAGCTCTGTTACTGTTAGGACACTCTTCCCCGCTAGGTCCGTCAACCAAGAATGTAGCATTTTTCCTGGATGCTCGTTTAAAAAACGAAGCTCCCCACTTCTTCCATCCATACTTTAGCTCTTTCTCCACTGGTCTTAAACGCATTTTGCCCTTTTGAGCGGGATTTTCCATGTCCTTCACAACGATGGTTATCTCGCGCTCATTCTCTTCCAAGATGGCATTCAGCTCATCCGCTATGGACTCCCACATCTTGTGCTCCAGTCTGTTCACACTTCTCACACCGCACACCCCTTGGGAAAACGCCTCTACTACAGACGCTGCCAAGGCCTTAGGACCACTGGGGTGGAAAGCGTACTCATCTCTCCAAGCCTCAATGTCATTCATGATAAAAATTCCTGAGCCACATTTCAGTTCCTTTCTTTCAATGTCCACAACACATCCAGTATCCGCGCTGACGTTGATTGAAAGGAAAATTAGGATGCCTCCTACTGAAAGCATAGTTACGGCTATCGAGTGGTCTCTGGCATTTATCCCAATCCACAAGCACAATGCCCCAATCATAAGACGCGACAACCATGACATTCCTCCAAAGAGGGTCCGGAAAATTCCCCCAAACAGCTGATGGACGGCTTTTCCCAAGGAGTTAAATACTCCTCCCACAGAACCGAAGTCCCATGCCGCGTCTCCCAAAACTGCTAGGCGTTTCGCCCCTTTCATGGTGGTGCTGAAAGCTCCTCCAATTACACTCCCTTTCTTGAACCAATGCTGCTTGAGCCTTCCGTCTCCGACCCCAATGACGATGTAGCTGTCTCCGTAAGGGGGTTCCACCTCAAGCATGGTCCTCACATTCTTTGCCGTTATGACTGGGTGGGCCGAAACCAACCTCCCCACTGGTTCCACTTCTGCCAGATTTGATGTTATAACAATGGGGATCTTGCAGGGCGCATCATCTCCTTGATAACTGACGTCCAAAACCACAGTTCCGTGGCCCGTGTCTGCGGGGTGTTTTTCCATCTTAAATGTCCCACTGCATTGTCCATAGGTGATGCCTTTTATTACCATTTTGTCCATCTTGATCCTGCACTTTAAGTGTCCGGCTGTCAGCAGCAGAGCATGAGGGCTTGAAGTCTCTCGGTTGGCCATGATAGCGCCCGCCAGAGCTGAGTGAAGAGCACCTTCTTGCGATCCCAAAGCCAGCACTTCTTGTTTTGTGGCATGTGGTTCCTGAAATTCAACTAGGGCCTCTCTGTTGTTCCATTGTGAGCCTGAGCCCACGGTGTAAGGAAGGTGTAGGTCATGATACCAGTCCCTATTCACTAGCCAAGACTTGGACTCGATTGTCATAAGGTACAATTGTCCAAAATCAAGTCCTGACTGTGGTTCACAATCCATTCCCAGTGTGCCGTAATCTCCAAAGCTTTTTTCTGCCGATGGGGAAAGAGGGGAGAACTTCATTTTTTGCGTGTGGGGTTCTCCGTCAGCTAACTCATTGCTGAACTTGTCAGCTCCAATTGAATTGTGAACACTAGCTCTAACCTCATACTCTAGGTTCTCCTTTCCGATGGAAAATCCAGCAGCTTTTTTCTCACACTTAAATTTCACACAAGTATGAATGTCTCCTTTCCCAAACAGACCACAGCCATTGTTCCAGCCTCTATTGGTTACCCCTCTTCTGCACAGATAATTTGAATCGGTGGCCTTTGAGTTCTCCGTCAGCTGTACCGCTGGACATGCCGCTGAGATTTGGATATCACTGACCTTTGCCTGGTAACAATAAGCCCTCACAGCCGCTAGTCCCGTGGCCTTTGTTTGTACCAATTCAAAGTCTAGTGTGGGTTTCCCTTCAACCCGTACTGTGACGCAGCCTCCATGCTCCAGCACCACATCAACCCAGGTTCCGCCGCTCAAGCCTTCAACAAAATCACGGTTTTCAACTCCAATGCACCTCATATTATAAGCTGGAGCCACCAATAGGAGTAATATTGTGAAGATGATTTTTTGACTTCTGTTGCTCCCGAGCATCCAACCAAGGGTGATGGCCACCAGGGCAAAGCCCGGATTTCTCAAGGCCCAAGTCTCTACCTTGATGAGGTGTTTCATTATGACATCTGTGTTCATCCATGTTTCTTGTCGGGTTGCGAGGACATTTTCAGTGTGCTGGGGAAACACAGCATTCCGTCTTGATCGCTTGGGTATTGACCCTTTTGTGCATCTCCCATATCGTACCCGCATGGGCATGGTGTCACACCAACAGTCAATGTCATTAGGTTCAGCTCCAATGTCCAAAGAGGGGCATTCATACTCAATTGTGTCTTCACACGGATGTCCAACGTCCATTGCCATGACCCAGCATGTGTTGTTGAAGTTCTGAAAAGGAATCTCCAGAGCCTTCCCCACATCTTTCTTTGTGACGTCCATTATGGGCCCTTCAGGTCCTGTAACCACTTTGAAGCCCAAGGCCAGACAAGCGGTCAACAGCACCAGCAACGCACTGCTCTCAACGGAGCGTTTTCCTTTATTTTTTGTCTTTCTGCGGGCAACAACATCCAGCATGCTTCCAATCTCCTTTTTGAAACTTTTCATTATGGCTATTGCCGCCCCTTTTTCAACCGTCCCCCACTTTTTGAGTAAAGCGGGGGACATTTTGATTGCTGTAAATCTGAAGAACGCGACCACTGCTAGGATAACCCTTAAGGGTCCCCTACCAGCAAACGCGTCTCCAAGCAGCCTTTTTGCCAGCCCCAAGGGGCTGGCTGCGTTGGCCGCCGTACGCTTTAGCATATTGACGACCCGGTTTCCTCCGGGTCTTCCTGGTTTTCTAGCCATTCAGAGAATTCGCTTCTCGTCTTTCCTCGAAAACTTTTCTCACTGCGTTAAGTCAAAACTCACCGGTACGAACTGTCGCAATGGTCTCACGCAGAAGAAATACT